CAAAAAATTGATCCCTTATGAGGATTCTTATTTTTATTAACCGATTTACGCGAGGATGTTGTCGACGCGGAAGATGCGGTAGTACTGGTTTGTACGGTTTGCAGCAAGACCATTTGCTGGTGTAGTACCAACGAATGGGTTAGACGCCATACCATAACGAGTCTTGAACCCGATACGTGGTTGGAAGTCATTCTCACCAACTGCACGTACCATCTGCAGTGGTACGTATGGGCAGTAGAACATACCAGCGTCATATGGGTTAGTACCCTTATAACCAACTGTTACGTAATCAGCGACTGCGTATGGATCGATGTATACGCGAGTACGACCGTTCAGAACACCAGCGAATGTGTTGCCTGTGTCATCAACCTGCAGGTTTGTAGACAGAGCAGGTGTGTAGTCAAGCATACCAGCAGCAACAAGAGCAGTAGCAACATCAGAAGAACAAACTACGATGTTACCCTTACCGCGACGTGTTTCTTTCGCGATAACGTTTGCTTCACGCTCGAGTTGAACCAAGAGACCCTTGAACTTCTCTACAGACCAACGACCGTCAGCGTCAGTTGAAAGGTCGAAGACACCTTCAGTAGTGACGTTAGATTGACGTGCGCCAACCTTTGCTTGAGCGTTGATTGTACGGATCACTTCGCGGTTGATTTCTGCGAGGATTTCAGTTGACAAAATGTTTGCCAACTCTGTCTCAGCGTCAAGACCGTGAATTGCTTTCAAGTCTTGAGCGAGTTCGAGAGTGTACTCTGCCTTCAACGCGCGTGAACGTGCTGTAACAGTTGACTTCTCGATTGTGAAACCCATCTCAGCGAAATCGCCACCTGTGCTACCGAGTGCTTCTGCGTCAGCAGTAGTGTAACCCAGTGATGCTGGTGGTGTACCTACACCGTCAGGACCTGTGCTTCCAGCAACGTCTGAATCTGGCAGACCAGCAAGACCAGATGGTCCTGTAGACTGAGAGTTTGCAGAGTCGCCTGAGTATGGTGCTACTGGTTCTTGGAACAATGCCTCGTCACCAGCAGAAACACCTGCCTTAGTAGTCTGGTAACGCGACTTCATCGCGAAGATCAGACCAGTTGGACCTGTCATTGGCTGAACGCCAGCGAGGTCATATGCCATCAGGTTAGGCATAGCGCGACGAACAAGAGCGATCAAAACTGGATTCCAGTTTGCGCCTGTTACGCCATCACCAGCACCTGTTACTGATGCGTTAGAGTTACCTGCAACTTCATTGATTTGCGCTTCCTCACGGAATGCGATTTCTTGGTTCTCAAGAATTGCAGCAGTTACAGCACGACGGTGAGCGTCTTTGATCTCACCAGCACTGTTTTCGTCAAGAACTGGACTCCACTTCTCGACCAATTTATCGTAAGATACTGTCATTTTGGATACTCCTTACTTAGAGGTTTTCTTAATTGCGTTGAGGTACTGTGACATTATAGTGTTAACTTCTACTGTTTCGTCCTCAGCACTCCAGTCTTCTGTAATCTCTTCAGTCTCTTTTACGTTCTTCTTAAAGTAAGACTCTTTTACAGTCTTAACTTTCTGAGCGAACGACTCTTCGTCTTCGAAGTCTAGAGATTCTACAAGAGACGCTAATTTTTCTACTTGAGTTTCCGCCAAATCACGCGATGCTTCGCGGATAATTGTTTGACGTTGGAATGCCTCAAGCGCTTCGTTCATGTTAAGCATGTTAGCAGTTTGAGCGTTGAGTTTCTCTTCGAGATCTTCAACCTGCTCTGCCAACTCGTCAACTAAGTCTACTTTGGATTCTGGAACGTCGATGTAGGACTCAACGAACAACTCACGGAGATTGTTCATGAAACCTTCAGCGATTTCCGTACGAAGACCAGACTCGACAGCGAGTTGATTTTCTTCCATCCAATTTTCAACTACATAGTTGAGGTACGAATCAATCTTCTCTACGAGGTCAGAACGAGTAGTGTTCAGTTCCTCTTCGAGGCGCGATTGATATTCATCCTCCAAACGCTCAACTTCTTCGCTGAGCTTGGAACGAATAGCGGTTTCGAAAATTACAGCAGTTTTCGCTTTAAATTCATCGGACAAAGTTTGTTCTGACTCAACTAATGCATTCAAGTCTTCTGAAAAATCGTATGAAGTTTCTGGCAGTTCAACTGCTTCTGTTTCTTCAAGATCTTCCAGATCGAACTCTTCTTGCATTTTCTTGTATGCCGCAGTAAGTTGGTCTTTTTTCATACCAGACATTACAGCGTACATAGCGTTGATCATACCTGCTTTAGTTTTCGGCATCGGATCCTGCTTAGTTTGATCGCCTTTGCGTGAAGGTGCTTTCTTCACAGAATCGTCTGTTTTATCTACGGACGCGATAGAATCTGCCTCAGTACCGACTGGCATCTTCTGAGCACTTGCTTCCCCGATTTGATTGTTCTCATCGACTGGAAGCTCAACATTTGTGTTAATTTCAGACATATGTTTTACTCCTTAAAGTTTGATTTGAGCAACGAGAGGAAATTCTTGTACTCGCGAACCTGCGTCTCGTAGAGATGCTTTTTCGGAGTTGATTTAATTTCTGTCTCCATTTGTTCAATGACTTGAGGTTCTATAACACCGTTGTTCCATACCCACTCAACACCTTCCATAATGCCGTTGACAAATGCAGCGGGTGCTGATGGATCTTGTACAATATCTACCGTGTTTAGAATAAAATCGTCGCGTACATATGACACGCCGTTTTTCTGCTCAAGACTACCCATACCACGAGTTGACACGCCTAGTTGAACGCCACCTTCCAAGAGACCTTTCACAATTTGACCCATTGGTGTATCCAATATTTGTGCCTTTCCCATAACATCATTTCCCTCGAATTTGAGGTCTGTGATGAGATGTGAAACTTTGTCGAGGTTCACGGTTGGACCTTCTGGGTGATTCAACTCACCGACGGCACGCTTCTTGCTTACCTGATCCTCGACGTATTTGTTGACCGCTTTCTCCATAATTGCTTTTGGATAAACGCGACCATTCCTATTCTTTTGTTCTGCTTGTGCGAAAATGCCTTCAATGACGAAAGACTTCTCGCCGTTTTCTTTTTTCTCAACGATACAATGAAGATCGTTTTCTTGGTATTCTGCAATTAGTTTCATTTGCTTAACTCTTTAGCAAACTCGATACCTGCTTTCTGCGCTTCACGCTTAGAGCGAAAGGTATCGAGTTTGTCTCCGTCGATGTAAGTTGTATATCCCTTGGCGTCTTTGTGAATCATCACTTTGACATTCTTGACCTTCTTATCGAAGACATGTTGTCCAGGAGGCATACCCCTTAATTTTTTTTCTCTTAATTGCTTAAAATGAATCATTTTAGATCGCTTTC